TCCATCTGCTTCTGCTGCAAGTAGCGTTCTGCAAGACCTATTGGCGCAGGCTGTTGACCCACCCCGTAAAGGTTAGCAATATCTTGCTGTCCCGGAATGCCCTCACGGACACCTTGACGGAGAGGCATCACCGGATACCGTTGTTCCATGACCCGCTGTATCACACTACTCAGCCCCTCTCGGGGGTCGTAGTAACCGCCAGTTTCTTGTTGGCGTTTGAGTAGCTGTGCCCTCACCTGATTGAAGTCCCCAGTCTTTGCCAACGCGGCGAGGCTGTCGTGGAAGGCGTCCAGTTGACGCTTGTCAATCTCGTTCTGTCGAATGCTTTCCCGCTGCGCCTCACGGAATTGGCTGAGTCGCTTCGGACGGAACCCGAGGAGGGAAGCAAACCGTTCATGCGTTCCCGGTTCATAGATGAGTCGACCTGCCGCATCGCGGACGTCCCAGTCGTTATTCGTCTGTTGGATAAGGCCCTTCCACATACCAACCGGCGCCAGCCGTTCAGCGGCATTTGCCCAGTTGCCGGACCCGGCCTCCGACACACCTTGCGTAATACCTTTCGCGACAGAACCTAACGCGCCGCCAAAGAACTGCAAGGGGTCGAAGCCTTCCCGTTGCGTAATACCCATGACAGAGCCAAGGCTGAATCGCTGACTAATGTCGATGAACCCAAGCCCAAGTGCCTTCATAATGCCGCCATTCAGCACAGCATCGCTGAGCACCTCACCCATTTCTTGGTCATCACCCGCCATTGACGCGATTGCCTGTTTTGCCTGCAAGCGCAGTTGCAAGTCGGGGAACATCTGCTCTAGCACACCAGTAAGTCCTCCTACTAGGGGCATTCCCATTGCACCAGCAAAGGCGAACTGCGTGGCCGTCATTGCGGCAAACCCTTTCCGTGCCGCCGCTTTTTCCGCAGCGGACAGGTCAGGCCGTTTTCCAATTGCTTCAGTTCCAAGCCGGTAGAACATTGCAATCGTGGACTGCGAATACTGTTGCAGGGTATACCAAGCACCCACCGCTCCGTATGACCGCCCAAGGTTTGAAAACAAACCAATAGGCCGCGCAGCTTGTCCACCGCCGAACATCGTGCTGCGGACATTCCACTTGGCGTAATCATACGCTTCCTCCGCACTCAATTTTTGCTTCTTCCCGTTCCAGAATACACCCTTCTCTCGTGCGAGCATATAAGAAGACAAGAAGGCGATGCGGTTATTTTGCGTAGCAGACTTGGTGTACAAATCCCGCATGAACTCCGCATACCAAATAAGTGGTTTCGCCAGCCCTGCCGCAGTATCCAACACTTTTGATTCACCCAACGCCAGCCGATGCAGGTTCGCCATCATCATGTCGGAGTTATGGTCCAACTCCTGAAAGATACCGAAATCAATGACTTGTTCCCGCGCTGCCCGTTGCATTGCGGCATCCAGTTCCGGCTCCAACTTCACACCTTTGAGACCAAAGGTCGTGAGTTTCCTCATCGCCTTGCCAAGGTACTGATACGCCCCTCCAAGCCCTGAACCATCCCGAATTAGTTGTGGCATTAAGGAGAACAAAGGCTGCATACGTTCGACGAACAAGGTCGACGGATTCGATGCAAGCAGGTATTGGAATACGAAGGACTTCAATTTCGTCCACTCTTGCGAAGGCGGGTCAACCACTTGCGAGATATACTCCGTCATCATTTTCCGTAGAGTGGCATTATCCTTCATCACAGGGTCCGTGAGATACAAGGTGGCGTGTTCCTTCACCAGCCGCTTTGCGAGACCGGTAGAAACGCCAGACACATAATGCAAAAGCTCACTCACCATATCCAGCGTTTCCCGTCCGGGCATTCCCTTACGTTCCTGCATGTACTTACCAATGCCCTGCTCCGCCAGCGCACGTCCCGTGGCCGCGCCGGGAAGGAACCGCTCGGCATCTGTTCTAAGTGCCTCTGGAATGTCCTTCAAATACGTCTTATATGCGTCCGTTTCCAACTCTTGCACCAACGTCACCAAACTCGAGGTCAGCACATTCCGCTCTGCAGTCCGAATCTCCGCATCCCACGCCTTGACACTTCCGGGTTCAACCTTAATATCTTGGTTATTAATACGGGTAATCGCTTGCTTCAGTTCTGCCTCTGTGGCAAACGCCACATGGGTGCCGTACTTCTGTCCCGGCTCCTTATACCGCAGGTGCCACCGACCAAGACGCACTTCCGGCGAGTACCAAGGACGCTGTTTGAACATCTCCGCCAAATCGTTCATCTTGGCATACCGAATCGCTAAGGTCTTCGCTAAGTCCATCACAACTTGCGGATTGTGTTCTGGCACATACGAAGGCATAAGTGCCATTTCAGCAGCAAACTGTGCCATTGCTTCTGGTTTCACCTTACCATCCTTGGTTACATATGTTCCAAGTTGTTCCGCCGCGAGCAACAGTTTGTTCACATTCCGCATGGACTCATCCGCAGTCCAGAAGGTCTCGCCACCGTTGGCATTCTTAATACCCTTATTCTTCAGCGTATTCGCCGCCATTAGGTGGGTCACTTCCCGCTGCGTCTGCATGATTGCATCACCCATGTGCTTCATCGCACCATACTCCGGATTCCAAAACCCGTCTGCCAAGCGCAGAATCACATTTGCTTGCTCTTCTGTCAGGTTTCTCGCCTTTAAGAACTCCCGAACCTCTTCCGGTTTCATTAGACCCGATGCAGGGTCTTCCATGCCGCGGGAGTTCTGTTCCAAGGCCAACTCATTGAACGCCTTCCGCATCACTTTATCTTCGAATAGTCTCGAAAGACCAGAGTGTTGCGGGTCGATTTGAGTCTTACCGGACCGCGTGACCGTCATGAAGAACTTCATCGCGCGGGACGAGAAGTCGTTTGCCGTTGCACGATACTTAAACGCGAGGTCAATGACCGGGGTCAACATCGGATACGCTTTCGCCAACTGCGCAGCGGGCATAAAGTACCGCACATACGCATTAGGAGTCTCCCCAAGCAGGCTCTTAAGTGTAATCTCCTGCTCCCCACTTCGCAAGGCTTTCCGACCGAGGAGTTCCGCCGTACGCTCACCCGGCGCAGCAAACAGATTCATCATTTGCGTCTGCAGTGTCTGCGGGTCAAACGACGTATTCGCATCTTCCACGAGGAAACTGTTCAGGTCTCCCATCGCAGCACGGTCGAAATTCTTGGCAAGTGCTTCAATGCGGAGAATCTCGTCTTTTGTCGCGGCGAGTTCTTTAAACCCTTCCGCCATTGTCCGAAACGTCTGCGCCGTGGCAAGGTCATGCTGATAACCAAACCATCCCTCCGCCGCGTCCATATGTGCAACCAAGTCCACATACATCATATGTGCAAAGTCACTCAAATGGCGCGGTGAATACAGCAAATAATCCCGCATGTCCTGCATCGTTTTCGGGGCAAACTTGCTTCCGGATGCGTGGCCCAGACCAAGCAACCCCACATACGTTGCCATATAATCCTTTGGCGACTGGGCGGAATAGTTCACCAACTCCCGCAGCATCTCACTCGCATAGGCATCATTCCGTACACTCTCCGGAAACACGGCATCGACCAATGCTTGCATGTGCATTATGCGAGTTTCGAGTAGTTCCACCGATTTCGGCTCACGGAATAACTCCGTTTCCATGTACGCTGTGAACCGCTCCAACACCGCAGCCTTTGCGGGAGGCAGTTTCTTTTCTTTCCACAGATTCACCAACGCCTCAAAGTGCTCATGCCCAAGCACTGTACCATAGAACGCAGTCGAGAACCCTTTCGGACCAAGTTCCTTTTGCAGCACAATACCAATATCCCCGAAACCTCCACGTTGCGGATAGAACAACCCGAACACCCGATTCGTCGGGTCCGCCGCCTCCAAAATACGCGCTGGCGTCACATCAGGGAACATGGAGGCGAACTTAACCAGCGTTGCCGTATTTGCTTCCGCTTCCGCCGCAGTATACCCGAGCTTATTCCGGAAGTAATTATAGAACAGCAACCGCGTAGTCGCCCCACTCAGGCCCTTCGCACGAGTCGCATCATCCGCCGGCACACGTGCCAGCAGCCCTTGACCAGGACCAAGTGTTTCTGCAACCTTGGGTGTAAAGCCCCGCTTTAACATCACCTTTTCCAAAGCTGGACGTCCTTCCGTTGAGAAGAAAGTCAACACCGTCTTCCAAGACGCCTGCTTCCCACGATACTTCGGCCATTCCGCCAGTATCGCATCGCGGACAGCATCCGGTGCTTGTAAACGCCACTTGCCGTTTTTCAATTTCTCTACCGTAAACTGCCCCAGATGTTTCATCAGAACATTAACGCGAGTAACAAAATCCGCTGTAACCGACACATTCTTTGGCAGAATCTCACGGAGCAATTCCTCCGTCACTGGCGCCATTAACTCACTTGGAGGAGTTTCACCCAACATCTCATTTTCCCGTGCTTGCACAACCTCCGGGTCCAACACATCTTCCTTGATGTCCGTTCGCACTACCAACTCGCCATCCTCTTGTAGAACCTCTAAAGCATCGGCCTGTACACTCTTATTCCCTGACGCAGTCTGCGCCTTCTTCTTACCCGCATTCGTCTTCTGATGCGCACGGAAGAACTTGGTCAACTCCGCCACAACTTGTTTGAACTCGGGGGAGTCAACTGCCTTCTTATTAAACACATCCCGTGCCGCTTTAGGCAGTTTCTGGAACCACGCCACAGCTTCCGCCTCAAATACCTGAAACCACGATGGCGCAATGTCAGGGTCCCGCTTCGAAATGTTCACCAGCGCGTGACCAACCGCCTCCTTCTCCATGTTATTCAACTCAGGAAGATAGTCACCCTTTGGGGCTTCGGCAGGTTTTGCCGCGGTTCCCGGTTTGCCGGCTGTTCGCAACCTTTCCAACGCCGCTGTAATCGTTGGCATAGACCCTTTGGAAATCACAGCACGTTTACCTTCGGAGCCAAGCCCTTCCCACCAAGTTTTAATTTCCGCATCAGTCATCTTAGACAAATCGGCTTCAAACTTGGGTTGTGGTCCTTTAGATACAGATTTGCCAACCGGCTTCACTTCACTTGACGTTGAAACAACTGAAGATTCGCCCGCCGGCTTTACGGATTCAACAGTTGAATCTGTCTTGGGAGCAGCCGCAGCTTCTAGTGCTGCAGGCTCCTTCCCAAGCTGTTTATTCAACGCCGCAATCGAGGCGTCCAACTTCGCAAGCTCTTCTGGTGCAGCACCTGCCGCAGCACGGTTGGCGCGAAATTGGGTAACGTCCGCCAGCTCTTGAACAGCTAACAATTGCCGGTCCAGTTTCGCTTTTGTGGCTTTCGCTGTGCGGTCAGCGGACTCCGCCGCTTCACGTTCAGCCGCAGCGTTAATCGACTCCACCGCAGAATCAATCGCCTCGGCGTCAGTTGCGCCAGTAGACTTCTTCTTTTCCGCCACCGCATTCATCGTGGCGTCAGTAACAACAGGCGGCTTTCCGTTCGCAGCAGCTTCCGCGTTGGCGGCCTTTGCCGTTGCCTTCGCTTGTACAACTGGTGCCGGCTCAGGAAGTAACGGAAGTTGCTCTGCTTCGAACTTACCGGTGTTCGAGTATTTCGCTACTTTCCCACCGGGAATCATGCTACTGGATTCCTTCAAAGCACCAGAGTCCCAGCGAATGAATAGGTCACCATTCGGATGCACAGCCGCGATGATGCCACTGTTTCCACCAGAATCCGTCACACGTCCGCCAACCACATAATCCGGTTTCGTAGCCGGAGCGGCGGGCTTTGGTGCGGCAGGTTTCGCGGCAGGAGTGGACGCCGCGGGTGCGGGAGCAGTTGCATCAGGCGCAGGTTGCAGCTCCAAAATCGGCTCACCAAAGAGGGTTGATGTTCTAGTTTCTCCCGGAATCTGTGGACCGCTTCCCATTTCACCACCAAATTCAGAGCCACCGCCGTAAGCTTTTCTCCGTTGTGCTTCCGCAAGTTCCTTACGAGTGGTCGTGAAATCCGGTGGACGAAGGTCATGTTGCACTTGCGTAGCGGCTTCCTTCGCATGTTGTGTCGTCGACAGCAATGCTCGTTCTGCGTCTGCGTAACTCTTGAAACTCCCTTCCGCAATCGGACGGGGTTTCAAGAATTGATGTGCAATCAGCGGAGACCACGGGAGCATTCCGAGGGTGAGGCCGAAAAGATGTTCCGCTTCAAACGGATTAGTGAACTTCCCTTGTAAAGCCAGTGACTGCGCCTGATTACCGGCCTCCATCGCCGCAAGGGTTCCGCCAAGGCCAGCGGTCTGTTCCAATGCCCGCTCTACGCCACCGGAAAGCGCGCCTTTTGGCAGTGCCCTTGCAAGCAATTTACCAGCCACCGCTTCACCACCCCATTGAGCACCCGGCACAGCAAACTGCATTGCGCCAGAAATGAGTCCAGCCACTGGATTATCCGTTGCGGTGTATGTCGACGCACCCATGCTTGCTGCACCAACGCCCGCAAGGGCTAGTGCACCAGGACCTACGCCAGACGCAAACAGCGGAATCGCAGCCGCCGCTTCAAGTGTCATGCGGGGAAGGCCCTGGCCGACTTCTCGACCAACTTCACCAAACCGCTGCCCAAACACATCTCCCACCGCTTCTCCCGCGCGGGCACCTAACTGCGGCAGGCCGGTTTCTTCCAGTAAACGGTCAAAACCAACTGAGGCCCGTTTGAGAAAATTGTCATTCAGTCCCGCAGAATAATCTTGCGTACCAGAGGCTCGATTCGCTTCTTGTGCAAAACGGGGCAGATTCCAGTCCTTCATCAGGATGGACCCCGTTTCCCCTCCACGCATACGCGTGAAGAGGTCACTAACTTCCCGGTAAGTTAACGGAGGCAACTGTTCCATGTTAGAATCCATTTGCGCCGAAGTCTAACAGCTTGAGCAGAAGACTTTGGTCTTTGTTTTGTTGGTTCGGTCGACGACCCTGGGACAGAAAGCCAAGGTAATCTTGAGTCATAGACGGCGGAGCTTGTTGCCCCGCCATTGCTTCCGGAGTGACCGGATGTTGCTGTTTCTTGGCATCATTTGCAGTTGCTAAGGCGGCTGCTCCGGCAACGTTTGCCAAAGCTCCACCACTCGCCGCACCTGCGCCTGCTCCACCTGCTGCTGCTCCTAGTAGTTGCATTATTGTCTTCCTCCCGGTGCTCGTTGTGATTCCTCAAGGAAACGTGCCACGAGTTCTCGAAGCTGGACAAGCTGTTGCCGCCGTGCTTCGAGTTGTTTTTGTGTTTCACCGGCTTGACCAAGATTAAGTCCCTGCTGTTTTTCCGTGGCCATCGGCTGACGATTTGGCCCTCCGTAGAACAGTGAAGCGGCACCAGCACCCGGAATTGGACGCGGTTGCTGCTCTCTGGTTGGTAAAGGAATTGCCTGCGACAGGTCCATATTTTGCGGGAAATACTTTCGTAATTCTGCTTGTAACAGTTCTTCTTGCTGTGGAAGTTGGCCTTGCAGAGCTGTACCTAGTGCACCACGAGACTCTCCTGCGGTTGCGGGAAGCTGGCCACCAAAGACACCCTTGACCATTTGCGCTTCCTCAGGTTTGAGTCCCAGCCTTGTGAGCACATCTTGCTGTGCCATTTCTTCTGGCGTAGGCACACCTTTTCCGCCGCCAGCACGACGCCGACGTTCTTCTTCCAACATCTTGGCCATCGGATTTTCAGGTGCCATGGGCTTTTGAATACCCATATCAGCAAAGATTTTGTCCAGAATCGCGCCTTGTGTGTCGGCCTGTCCAAACGTCCAAGGAAGTAGACTCGTTAGAGCAGTCATATTTCCCTGCTTTTCCAGTATTTTCGTTCGTTGAGTATCATTCTCCCGATTCGACTTCCCACCAGCCATTGCTTCCTGCATGGTGAGGCCGGCAGAACCTGCGCCAAACTGGTTAAACAGATTCTCCTCGTCCTGATTCCGATACTGCAGATTCCGTCCTTGCGCTGCGGTTAAGCTTTGACTCGGCGTCATCCCACCACTGTCCAGACGTCGCTGAAACGCTTCATTTCCTGTGTTTTCGATGTTCAGCCCACGCCCCTGTTCAGCCAACACCTTCCCTTGGTTAATCACATTCATCATCGGAATGTCTTCGACCGGGAGCGTTTCCGGCGCGCCAGCCGCTTTACGCAGCTCAGGCGCAGCTTGGTCACGTGCCGCATTATCCCGTTTACGTTTCTTTGCTTCCGGAAGACCGACCAATCCTGCATACAGCAGGCTGTCAATAATTCCCGGTTGATACGATTGCTGCGGAAACAGCGCAGCCCATGGATTTTGGTATGCCATAACTTATTTAGCGGTTTTCTCCCACAGAGTAAACCAGAAGTGCCGGAATGGAGTGCACACCTTCCACCAGCGTTTTGCATTTTCTTCACCAAAGTAGCCTTCACCGTAGGTGATAAGCGGTTTAATCATTAGTACGTTAACAAGGAAACGCACAACCTTCGATTTCTTCATCAGCGGCACCAGCCAATTCGCCATGCGGCGGTAACCCTGACGAGTAACATCCGTTCCTAGCACATCCCGAGCGCGGCGAACCACTTCCGGCAGCGTTCCATTGTACGCTTCCATGAAGATGAAGCAGCACAGGTTGACACTCCAAGAACCAGTCGAACCGCTCTGTGCACCCTGACCCGAAAGGTCTTCGTAGCTCTCCCCAACGGAATCGCCATAAAGGTTCGAAGCCAAAGTCCACAACTGCGCAGCTTGCTGGACCCAATTCGTGAGGTCGTTGCCTGCGCCCATTTGTGCAGAACCGCGGTCTTGCATTGTCTGCCGCGCCCATTGGTCTTGTGCACCCAACTGCGTTGCCACACGTCCTTGCTCCATCGCTTCCAACATCTGCGCCGCCTGTTGCTGAATCGAAGCATCAACAGACTGCCAGCGCCGAAGTTCATCCCCACGATTCAACGCCGCTCGTTCCAACACATCTGCATCCATCATAGCAGTGCGGCCAGTGGCCCCACGTACCGCTTCCGGACCCGTGCGCGCTTGTGCCAACGTACGACCAACCACATCATCGAAGCGGTCATTTGTGGCCAATTCGTAGTCATTGCTGTAAATATCCTTCGTCGCCTGCGACTGTAACTGCGACCGGCCAATTTGACCATCAATTGGGCGGTCTAGAATATCTTCAAACGTCCCCGCCGAAGGCATCCGAGTTTTATAACTCTCCATCGACGGGTCAATCAGATTGTAGAAGAAGTTATCCCGCCGACCTGCTTGAGTATCTCCATACGCCTTCCCCGAGTCATCCTGACCGAGTGGAGTCATCTTGCCCGCAGTACGCTGAATCGACTCTGACCACCACGGACCATTACCCGCTGTGTCCCAGTTTGCTGGCGTTCCCGGCAGCTGCCTGTAGCTCAAATTCTGCGTTGTACCACGCCGAGAAAACTGATTACTACTCGATGAACTAGAACCGCCACCGCCGAATGCCAACACTTCCACCCCTTCGGGTAGTGTCAGCCGATACTTTTTAACCAGCACCGAGGCAGCGGCTAAGCACGCCTCAAATAATACTTTATTGTGCATAATCCTTACGAAGAACGAATCCCACGTTCGTGAATCCGCGACGAGTCAGCAGCTCTGTAAACGCGGTATTGTTCTTTGATTTCGTCGGCGTCACCATGAGGTGCGTCGCCTGATTGTTTTTCAACCACTCTTCCACCAGACTCAATCCCGGGCCGGCCCAATCGCAACCACGAGCATCGGGAGTGATGTAGAACAGTTGGTCCCTTGCAAAGGTGGTTGCTGTCCATTCGCACCAAACCAATTCCGCAATAAACAACACCTTGGCTTCGCCGTTTTCCTCACCAATGACAGCAATGCAATTAGGTGCCGTCAAAAACCGCAAAAGCGTTTTCCAAATCTCACTCGACAGCGGCTGCCCATCCAAGGTAAGGTTCTCCCCTTCCTCAACCTTCTTACCCACGTTTTCCGGCAACTCCGAAAAGAACCGGATGACTAGTGTGACCACTTTGGGAAGGTCAGCAATATCCCCTTTGCGATATGTCATAACGATATTCTGAATTGCATGTGATTTGGTTCCAACTTTAACTTCTTCTCCACAAAGGTGCGCGCAGCACCCGTGATGCGATGGATATTAAACGTCAACTCCGTATAATTCCTCCGCCGTGCCCAACGCTGAGCCTCATACGACAGCTCTTCAAACGTTGACGGACACTTCTCATTCGAATACACCGCAAACATTTCAGCACGTTGCGGATGCACAAAATTACTATCATTCAAAATGCAGACAAACCCAAGCGGCACACCGCGTTTACTGGCCAGCACCAGCACACCACCTGTCGCATCATCAACTGCCGCACAGAGCAGCATCCGTTGATAATCCTTCCGTGTCAGTTTCACAAAACCACCCGCTTTTGGATTCACCAACACTGCATACCCTTCCTCCAAGAAGTTCCAATGTTCATGAAACTTCTCCAGCGTATTTACATGTATTATTTGGTTCATTTTTCAGGGCTGTTAGTATTTTCTGGCAAGCCGTACACATACGGCGCAAAGCCTTTCCAAACCCACTTTGTCAGCTGTGCCACACCCGCCTTCTTTTGCAGCGTAAACCGAAAGCGGAAAAAGCGGCCTGCACAACGCGGAAGACTCACCCTTTGTTCCTGCATGGAAAGCGGTGTCTTCGTAATTGTAAACGCCTTCCACGTAAGCGTCTCCGAAAGGCCCTTCCGTGCAGCAACTTCAATCTTCAGTGTTGCCTCCTCCGGGTCGAAGTCACAATCCAAGAACATGGACTCCACTTCCTTCACATGGGCTGGTGCGCCAAAATCGAAATCTCCCGTTTCCAACACCATATTCTCCGTTGACGCCGTCAGCCGGTCATCCAACGTCCCTGCTGGCTTGTCATCCGAATTATACACCTCCACCGGAATATCCACATTCAGTTCATTCAACTTCTTTCCCACCCAAAACGGCAACTGCAACGAATTCGCACTCTGGCTCAAATCATCAATGGACTGATTCAACGATTGAATCTGTTCAGAAAAAACGCCGATTGGTTTTGCGGTAAGGGCACCGCCACAGGGGAAGTACTCGATGAATTCACCCTGTGGCGCGCGGCGGAAGTACCAGGTGTTGGTGCGATAGTTGTGAACAAGTTCCGAATTGAGCACCGTGGCACCAAAGGTCGCTCCGCCCCATGCGTAACCTTTTCCGCAGTAAGCCCAAACGATTTCGCCTTCACGTTCATCGTGGTAAGCGCGAACATTGTAACGATAACGCGGGTCGGTGGTAAGGTCGTTGATGAAGAGACGGATAATTTCCTTCCCACGCACCGCTGAGCTTTGACCATTGAAAACAAAGATGCTGGCAGCACGCTCAGAAATGAACCAAATGGTGCCGTGCACGTTGATAGACCCAAAAGGAAAGTCGTTTCCCACCTTTGCCACGCCTTCGTGAACACGGATGACGCGGGGAAGTCCAACGTAGCGAACAATGTTCACACTTGCGGGAGTGAGGATGAACATTAGGTCATTTACGATGTGCATTCCTGTGATGCCAAAGTAACGGTCCTTTTCACTGTCAAGAAAATCGTACCAATCCGCTTCGTTTTTACGCGTTGGATTGAAAACTGCAAATTCACGCAAATTACTCCAGCGCAGCCGGTTTGCATTGAGATTTCCACCCCAATTCACGTTCGCGAGGAACAGATGGTCGAAGAAGACTCCAATATATCGCGCAGATGGTAGGGCGGTGCGGGTAGTTTGCGTCAAAGGGATTGTCCAAGCTGGAGTTCCACAGATAGTAACTCCTCGTGGCGTGACTTTCCAGACACCACCCGGAAGGCCAAGCTGAGTGAAATAGATTGCTTGGTCAAACACGGTCCAACTCACCGGGTCAGGGCCAAAACTTGCAGGAGACACCAAAGAAGAAAGGTCCCCCGTGGAGTTATACCACGGAAGCTGCACTTGGTCCCCTTCGGGGCTAATGTCGTAAACCCGTAAATTGGTCGACGCGAGAAAAATGTGGGTGTATGGCGTATTTTCCGTTGCGTTTAACACCATAATCACCTTATTTCCCGGAAGTGTGGCTCCCAGCCGCTTGGCTGGCACAGCGGAAAGCCCTCCTTCCGTTGTCCGGAGACCAATCTGCGACCACCACGCTTGCGGACCTACCATATGTGATGGTAAATCTTGCTTGGTTCCACCAAGTTGTGTGAACAACGGAAAGAGGTTCTTACTCATATGAGTTTTTCAATGATGATGACGCCAGTGATTGAATCATCTGCGCCACTGGGCTGAGACGGAAACTCCGTTTGGCTCGCCGCAAGGCCACCAAACGACGTAGCGCCGGAGAATCCACGGCAACCAATAGCAGTTGTAACGCCCGAATACCATTGAGCGTATTGCAGGAAGCCGTAAACTTCCGGAACGGTGGTGACAATGAGAATCATGTCAAACGGAATTGCGAATCCATTTGACCGTTGTCCCGGATTTGTGGCACCAACCAACACATGCCCCGAATGCCGGGAAGTTCTGCATATCTGCACTGGCGTACCTGCGTTCGGGTCACGAGTCAAAGCAAGCGCGGTGTGCAAATGAGAGTCAATGGCGGACGCGGGTGCTCCGCTTTGCAGAAAACCACGCACGCGATAGGTTCCCGCCGTGTCGATTTGGAACTCATTCTTGTTCGTTGGCAAGCTAATCAACCCCGGTGCGGACTCGAAAATCTTACTAAGTCCCCTCGCCGCTGCCGCAGGCACATACCGAACAGCCCAAGCACCAGCGGCTAAGTCCGTTTGCGCAGAAGCCGTTGACGTAGCCACTTCGTAAAGAATAACCGTAGGTACGGTCAGCATTGGAGTGGCAGAACCAGTCAGCACTAAGTTCCCACCCGAAATTGCCGCAGAAGCACCACCCGCGATTGGGAGAGCTTGTACTGCACCCGTCGTATCCACCACCAAAAGCTGCGGCAAGGTTGCGTGTGGCGCAGCGGACATCTTTGCCGGCGTCACCGCACCATCTGCCAATTTTGCCGTGCTTACATTTAAGTCTTTGATTTTTGCAGTTTCCACCGCATCAACCGCTAACTTGGCTGCAGTCACAGCAAGAGCACCTAACTTATCCGTCGTCACCGCACCAGTGTTAATCTTCGCCTCCTCGACTGCGTTCGCGGCCAGCTTTGCGGCGTTAACCGCAAGGTCAACAATTTTCGCTGTTTCCACTGCATTCGCAGCCAACTTCGCGGCAGTAACCGCTGTATCCGCCAATTTCGCTGTTGAGACAGCCAAGTTTCCAAGCGCGGCAGTATCGACTCCACCCGCGGCCAACTGCGCTGTGCCAATTACCCGTTTAATGGCATCCGCATCATCGAACAGGATGGTCAACAACCGTTTATAAACCGCCCTCGTCTCCCGCACCGCAGGACCAAGATTCGAGGCAGCTTCCGTTTGCGCGGGGACATTCACATCCACCGCGGAGAGAACATTATTTGGGTCGTATGGCATAATTAGTCAAGCGAAAGGTCATCCGTGGTGTTAGCCAGATTGGAGTTCCAAGTCCGCACAGTTTCCCAGGCGTCGTCAACAAACCGCATCGAAATGGGTTGTCGTTGGTCCTCCTTAAGAAACAGATTCAACTCTTGAATCGAACGATAAAGCATCCAGTCGGTGCAGTATGTGATAAAGAAATCAGTTTTGCCAGGCCAAGAGGACGGATTACCTTGCGGTTGGTCCTGATATGGCACAAGCCAATAGTGGCCGTCGCAAACGACGTCAATATTCGTTGTCGTGTCCATCCCTTCCACATAAAGGATGGTTCCGGAGAGAACTACTCGTGGCCGTGAAGCAGATGAATATGAGTAATTCATCACTTGCTTCGGCATGTACTCTCCTTGCCGCTTGGCGTCTTGAACGCAAGTTTCAATGGTCACCATATCCACTGGCATACGGGTACCATCCGCGTTCAAGATACTCGCACGTAAAAGGTGGCGGACGCCAACGAAGATATCAGTGCCATAAAGGCGACCAGTACCCCAGTTGACGCCCGCCGTTGGATGAGCCGTGAAAAGAAGTGGACCTTTGGCCCATTCAAACAGCATTTTCCGCTGGGCGTACAACTTTGCATTGTTCGCCGCCAGCAGTAGGAGGTCGGTATTCTGACCCGTGGCGCTAGTGACCACGAAGGCCGATGCGTCGCGGTTCATGTATCCGGCGACCAGCGATTTGAATTCACCAATGTCCATAATCTTCCTTACAGGCTGTTATTCTTACCGCCGTTGGCCCCCGCACCTTTCGGGCAAGAACCCGGCTCAAACTCCTTGAGAGAGTTGGTTTCCTTCATCACAGAAGACTCCTTCGCCTCGCCCTTCAACATGGAAGTGCTCTTGACGTCGGTGCCGCTGCCAGTAGTGACGGACAGAGTCCGCAGGTTTTTCGTTTGCATATGTTAGATTCCAAACACGGTCATTTCGATGGTTTCAGACGACAGGTTGACATCCGCAGGAACGCGGCTGGCATCCGTTGCTTGAGTAAGGTCAGTCAAGGTGACATGGGCGCCACCATAACTGACTTGCGCGGCGTAGACCTTGGCATTGTTCGAGACAATACCATTTGAGGCCCACACAAGCCGCCGAAAACCGAAGGCACTGGCAGGAATTTTGTTAGTATTCCCACCAAAAGTGCCTCCGGTAACTCGGACAAGCTTGCCGCAAATGAACTTCCCGGCAGGCGAACCAGTTCGCCATTGAAGCACGGTAGTTACGTTCGTTGTTGCAGCATCAGCCATAAGTTAATTAGGCCTGAGAAGCCGTAGTGACGTTCTGGATGAACATGAACGCCTCGGGGAAGCGGAGTTCGAGGCCGGCTTCAGTAAGCCACTCATCCTCGCGGTAGTCCGCGTTGTTCGGCTGACGGTTGGCCAGCAATTCAGTATCGCGACCATCCACATAGCGATACTTGAGGTAGCCCGGGTCAACGATGAGCATGCAGTTACGCAATGCGGGATTCATGTTGAACAGCGGGTGCGTCTTGTAGAAGACCGTGCCAAAGGGCGTCACGTGCTTCACGAAGTTCATCCCGAAGGTTTCACCGGCCGGGAGGTCGGTATTCAGAACCGATTGGCTCTTGTAGAGCTGGTTGACCACCTGCAGTGCACCATTACCGCAAAGGACGAGCTTCTCGTTCGCTTTGTTGTTCGTGGTGCGGAAGCAGCGTTCATACCAGGCATCCAGCTGCGCAATCGTGACCGTCCCTGCGGAGTTCACAATGATGCGCTTCTGGTCGTCGGTATCCAGCGTGATGGCCGTGGGGCTGTTCCCATAGACCGTGCCGAGTTCCCACTGGCGCAGGAACCACAGGATACCACCCGTGGTGTACGTCGGCAACACACCATTCGCCGCGTTGGTCGCAGCAAACGGGTCGACGCTATTCGTAGTACGTTCACCAAAGATGAACGCCTTCTCCAATTCCAACATGTGCTGGATGGAGATTTCCTTCGCCATGTCTTTGTAGACACCGGTCTCGTCGAACTTCGCCGAGGTCTTCAACGCGGTACCAGAAATCTGGAAAGCCGTGCGGAAGATTTGGCAATAGTTTTGGAGCATGACGGGCTTGTTGTAAGCCCCGAGGGATGAGCCAGTGGCACCCTGCGCGAAGGCAGAGCCAACCACGAGCACTTCGAAGCCGGTGTGGGCACCGTCGTAGTCAACTGCCGCGGTCGTCTTGATGGGAGTGAACACGATTTTCGTCGCGTTATCACCACCGAGCACACGGGCGAACAGTTCAGTCTGCCCACCAGCCGCGAGGATGACAGGCATCTTGATGATTTGCCCCACGCGGAACATCGAAGCGTCAGCCACCTTGACACCGTAATTGGTGCCAGCGGTAAACGTGATGTCCCCCGAAGCCGCAGTGAACGTGCCGCCATCAAGCGTCACGGTAGTGGCAAAAGCCACCGTGGTGCTGATGTAAGCCATCGTCGACCGGCAGTCGATGAGGCGTTTCTCCCACCACCCGAACGCCGGGTCATTGGTGGACTGCTCTTCCAACAGGGACAAAATGCCCAGAAGGGGAGCAGCACCATTGGGGTACTGGTAAAAGACTGAGCGTCGCACGTTCTTGAAGCGTTCAGTGACGAACTGCTCAGTTCCGATAAGGCCAAGGACTGGCATACTTTAGTTTTCCTTTCTTAGAAACAGGCCAGATTACGAGAAGATTCGTTTCGCCGTAGTCTGTTGACCGCCCGAAGAGCCGCGGTCGCCTGCGCCAGCGCCACCCCTGCCACCCGCAAGTGACGGCATTGCACCAGCTTGTTGTCCACCGGCGGCACCTTGGCCGCCACTGTTTGCTTCGCCGGGCTTGTAACCAGGAAGAGTCGACAGGACTTTCTTGGCTTCTTCTGCCACGGCTTTGAAGGCTTCTCCCTTGTCCTTGAATTTACGACCTTCCGCGATAAACCGGTCGCGAATGGCCGTAAGGATGGGGTCGTAACCCTTCAAATCTGGATGTTGCGTGAAGAACTCCGTCTTCATCTTTTCCATCTGCTGTTCATACGCATACTGCATGGCGGGTTCCACCATTTGGCGAAACTTGCTCATTTCCTGCTGCATTTGGTAAGCAGCGAGGGTCAATGCTTGGCGCACAGAACCGTGCGTCATTTGCGTAACTGCAGCCAGCGCGGCGGCTTCATCACCTTCGCGCAAAGCTTTGATGAGGTCAGGAGAAGGACGGAAGACGTTAAACATCTTGTCCATTTCTTCCTGTGTCATCTGTTTTTGCGACTGCTGCTGACCTTGGCCAGCGTTCTGTGCAACCGCTTCAGCCAACTTCTGAATGGCTTCATCGGAGAGACCAACTGCGGACGGCATTTGCTGTCCTTGCTGTCCCTGTTGACCTCCTTGTGCTCCTTGCCCTTGTCCGGCATCGCCACCTGCGGCACCTTGACCACCTTGTTGTCCACCTTGCTGTCCTGCACCGCCTTGCGCGCCGGGGTCGGCGAACAACGCTGCGCCCTTACCTGCATTATCTTCTGGCATAGTATTATTCGTTGTTGTTTGTTTCAGTCGATTCAATTAAATTCCGTATGAGATTCTCCACAGAGAGCATCCCTTGGATTTCACCGAACGACCGTTCCCGCGTGAGCACTGAACCCACATCAGAAAGTCCTTGTGATGTTGCTACGTCTAACATCAAACTTCTTTGTTGCCGGACCTTTGCAAAAATTGCTTGGGTCACCGGATTGTTATACCACGCTTTAAGCTGGTGGTTGAGCTGCCGGGTTTCCTCCGGCGTTTGGGGGTTGAACGGGTCCATTTTGCATCATCATTGTTTGCATCAGCAGTTGCTGTTCTGGTGGCGTCATTAAGAAACGTTGCGGGAAGCGCACACCCTTAAGTTGCAGCACTTCAAACAACAGCTTCTGAGGTGACATCTGCAGCACCATCAGTGCCTCTGGCTGGCTGAGCACAGCAATAAGCACTTCTTTCAGTGTTTCCGCCACCACATTTTTCTCCGACGGGAGCGTGGCGTCGAACAACCGAAAATCAAATGACCCTTGTAGGTCTGATGGCTTCACCGGCTTCAGCTGCTGATATGTCATCGGGTCAGCTGCTGAACCAAAAATGCGGACAAAGGTTTCCACCGAAAGTCCTTGTCGCAGGTTTGCCAACATATCCCGCCCAAGCGGTTCCAGGGCGGAATAGTAAATAACTGAGGCAATCATCTTCAAACGAGCCGAAGCGGAATTGGTAACCGTGCGACTCTCAGTTGCAGACCGCCGACCGGGATGATACTGCCCCAGCATATTGTCATTGATGCCAGTAGTGGTTTGCATCAAATCCTGCACCACTGCCGCATCGCCCATGTGATTTGACGTCACATCCGACACATTCAGCTGCTTCACCCAGCGGTCAACACCCGTCCTACTCGCACCTGGCGCAAGGCGAATGACCGGACGATGCTGTTTCAAATCCTCCATGTTCACGCCCTCGGGGTCAACCACCAACTGATTCTGAATGATACGCCGCACAGACGTGATATGCGAATTGACCAACCAGCTCACCACATCCTGCATGGAGTCAATCGTTTCCAGCAGACCCGAATTGAGCAAATGGTGAAGGTCAGGGCTGAACTCGCCCACATAATAAGTGAAATTCCCATGCGCGTGATTCAGTGGTTCAAAGCGAACCACCCGGCTGGAATTTGCAATCCAGACCAAGTACGTCACCGGCGTAGTCTCCGGTCCCAGCGGTTCATCGTTAATCATGAACGTTGCAGGAATAATCTTAACCTGCACTTCCGTAATCAGGATGGGCGACTTCCCGTTCTTCGCCAACAGATTCCCCATCGTGATACTGGTCGTATCAATCCCACTAAACCGCGACCGGGTATGTCCTGCCCGTTCCACAAGGTCCGTTGTAAACGCTTCCACATGGTCAATCCCTGCCACCACACCATTCGCTTCCATCTGTTTCAGTTCCTGATATGAATACTCATTATCATGCCCCACAAACTCCCCTTCCTGAAACCGATTAAGCGGCAGCCGGGTGTCCGGGAAGAACCGCTACGGAGAAATATTCTGCAACTTATTCCCTTCAAACGTCACCTTCTCTACCACCGTTTCCGTCCCACCACCCACCTGTAAATTGATACCAAAGATGTTCAAACTCTTCGGTGGCGTCATCCCCTTCTCCTGCTTCGTTTCCTTCTCCCATGAGCACTTCATTACGCCCAAACCAAAGCGGGCCGTATCCACCAAGAACTGATACATCAACGCGTGAATCTTGTTCTTCTCCAAGTCACGCTGCAGAAGCCCCTCGGCCAACCGGGCGGAATTTTCTGCTTCCGGACTATTCCCGAGCAACTCATAGAAGTACTCCCGTTGGAAATACAGCGAGAAGCAAAAGGCGACAAACGTCTGCACTTGAGAATACCCCAGCGGAATCACCTGCTTCTCCGGGTTTTTCTTCTCATTCTGCTTCTTGTCTTGTGTGTCCCGAATATCCCGCACTCCGCGATACACCGCATCAAAGTGGTCCCAATCAGCATACTTCTCCTGCATCTTGCTGCGTGAAACCCGCATGAGATTTTCCACGTGATCCGTCACCGCGCGGTTGAAGGGAGTCAAATCCTTCGCCTCTAACTCATTTATAAATTTTTCATCCATACAAATTCAATGATTGAATCTTACTCCGGCAGCAGCTTTGTGACTGTCAAGACCGGGCCCAACATACAAACACCAAAAAGGTCAAAGTTTGGGGGAACAAAGAAAGTGAGTGTTGCATGTTTTCCGGGGCCAACACCGGTAATTGTTCCCGCTGCAACTTTGCGGAGAACACTTCCTTGACCGATGTAAAAGGCGAAATCTGACGAGCCTACGCTTGCGTCAAAGAGAAGGCGAACGGTGGCGGCCCAGCCCCGTTGTCCTGCTGAGAACAACGGGTCTAGGTCGCCCACCTCTGTTGGTAGTGCCACAACGACAGGAAGCTCAGCGTTTATCCACTTAGCTTCTGATGGTTTATCTTTAATGTCGGTTTCCATAAAGGGTACGCACACACACGGGTTTGCCCTTATGTTGGCCTAGCCAACAAGATTTTCACTTCGCCGGTGGGATGCTCGCAGGGTCCAATAACGCGGCGGTTTGTTGTTCAGCTTCTTCCAGGTCTTCGGGGGAAACCCGTCCCTTGGAGAGCACAATACTTGCGATGGCGAAGAGGTGCGGAATTTCCCGCAGAACTGCACCAAGAGCAAATGAAGCCGCGGACGTAGGAGCACGCCCAGTGGCGATTGCCAGACCGATGGAGGCAATGTTGGTTAACAGAACTTGAATTTCTTGCTTGTTCATTTGGAGCTAGATTTGAAGGTGTTTACGAGATACACCAGGTTTGAGGATTGGCTTGCCACCGCCGATAGGAGCTTACTAATCTCCGCTTGGTTTGTCGGAGCAAGACGATACGCGTCTTCCAACCGCTTCAGTTCCTGCAGACTGCGGCCGAGGGAAACTGAGTAGTGGTAGATATTCGAGGTGGTGTTTTCCAGCGAGGGAGTTGTGCCACCAAGGAAGTTGGTTTTGTCGAAGTAGTAACGATTATACTCCGAAACGACTCGGTAGCCAGTTTTAGCCGAAGCCACACGCGTCTGTTCGACCTTGTCAATCCAATTAACCGCGCAGCCGACCAGCACTGCAGCGGATAAGAGGAGTGTGAATAAGAATACTTTTTTCATGGTTTTGTGTTTGTTGTGTTACTGTCACTGGTTTTTTCGAGCCAGTTTCCCACTGCGGGAACTCTTTTGCCAATCCAGTCTTCCGCGTAGGAGAGAAGATACCGGTGCGCTAACCACGCAATGGCAGAAACTACTACACCAACTCCCCATCGTAGCACTCCCCAAGCAATCGGATGGTCGGGATTTGCAGCGATGGTGATGTTTGACACGATGGTGAAAAAGATGGAACCGAGGACAATTCCAATAAGTGGAATGTACGAATTCGCAATCTGTGGCACAGCGCGGACAATGTACCCTAAGGTAATCACAAAGAGTCCTGTCCCGACGTATGGATTCCACAGCCACGGAATAAGTTTTGCAAGATAGTCCATTTTAGTGTTTATTTCGACGACCATTTGGCCAATCACAATCGTCACAAGGCAGGCCGTCCATTCGCCTGTGTAGATATTCCAATTTGTCATCAATCTTTTGGAATCGACGACCGAGCCACCATACGATACCGCAGATAAAGATTGTACAAGGCACAGCAACCATAAGACTTACTTTCGCTTCGTCTAGGTTAGCAACCGAGGTGGCAAAGATTGCTAACCCTGTTGGCATTCCGATTTTGAGTCCGGTCAATATGTCGTTCATTTAGTTCCCCACGGTGATAACTTGCCGCCGGGATAAACCGCCCTAACGGCAAAGAATTCAGCTTCTCGTACTGCCTCAAATTCCACACTGAACCCGGCCGTATTGGTGCGTAAAACCATAGAAGAGAGACTCGGCTCTATGGCAGAGTAAACATTAAATGTTACGTTGTTGCTCGGATGTTGCCAGGAAACCCCAATTCGCTTCGGTGTCATGGGTGCCATGACTTCTGTTACTTCTTCCATAAAACCGCGATAGACAACCGCCGGCTCAGGTGGCAGAGGTAGTCGTGCGGTTTCTTGTGTCGTCACACAACCGCATGTACAGAGTAAAAGCAAGGCACAAAAATTTCTCATGGGTACAATTCTTGTTGCCCACCAATCCACCAATTAGTACCCGCCGCATCCATCATAAAACGAAGATTAGTTGCGGCAATCCCAGTAAATGGAGTGGCACTGGAATTAGTAAATGAAACTACCAGTACATTAGTTTGTCCTGCGACACCTGCGGGTAATGTGCTAATCAAATTTGCAGAACCAGTGACTGCCCACGGAGAACAAAGATTAACCACATTCAGGGAAACTGAGCGCGTCACTGCATTTGTCCCAACCATCCACATCCGAAAAATATTTGTCCGAAAACCATTTGCGGGCGTGCAATAAAGGTTAATCGATTTTTCATACGTTGTCGTAGTCACAAAATTATGTGCGCCGTTGAAAACAAAACCAGGTGCAAATCCTGTACCACCTGAGTTATCAAACGGAGGAGAATAAATATCCGACACACCAAAGTAATTAGTGATTGGCCGTGGCACAATGGCATTAGTGGCAAGGAACCAACTATTGCTTGTTAAAGCAGTGGCGCCATTAAGGTTGGTTAAACCTGCCCCATTACCATACAATACTGCCGTAGGTGCAAGCTCTACCACTGCATTAGTGTACATGCGCAACACATGCGTATATGGGTTTTCTGACAAATTAAACACTAATGCATTACTCATTCCTGGCACGATTCCCATCCCCCAACCCTGCGGGGCGGCAACTTCTTTAAGTTTAAAGAAAGCTCCGTAATTATTACCCACTGGCGTCGCTGTGGTATACAACTCAATCGAAGGTGAGTTAATCACATTATTGGTCAAGTAAAGCCCACCCTTCATACCAATGTTACCCTGATAATTGTTTGTCAACATACCAGCAGGAAGAGTTGTTGCTGGCGTGTTTGTTAACCGCACTCCTTCCACATACAACGGAGTCGAAATATCAACCCGGTTGCTTTTTGCGGTAATCACATCTTTTGCGTACCCCACCGCAATATTGGTGTCCGAAGACAGGAAGCTTGGCACATATAAAGCCACCCGTCCATCGCCCTTCGCGTACAAGCCCCCACGAGTCCGGTTCTCATTACCAAAATTAAGTGCAGCATAATCATTGGTATTCAAACCAGTGATATAAGGATTAGGATACGGATTATCAAAAGCAAACCCACCAAGCGAATGCCCTTGAATACCGCGTCCAATTTTACCGCCGATATTAATCAACCCACGCATTCCCAAATTTGCCAGCGTGGCCGAAAGTGCGTCATTGCGGGTACGAGCAGTTGTAACAATCAAAGGCTTAAAGTTTTGCAGAAAGTGTGGCACTGTGCAATTAGTCAAACTACTCCAATTCGCACCTGTTCCCCAATCAGCCACCGCGGCAGCAGTTTCAGAAAAGCAAAGCACCTGCCCACCACCATTATTGCCGTAACCCACATAATCTGACCCATAGAAATATCGAGTCATGTAAACCCGATTACGTCCATTGGGCATCAGCACTGCAAAGAAACCTTCCACACTACTGAACTGGTCAGCAAGCACCATTGTGAATGGGGCTGATGGTGAGGCAGAAGCAAATTTACCCAAATTCCCCGTGGCAGCCGTTTCATTCTTAAACCACGCATAAATCTCTCCATTTGTAGCTACAAAAGGTGTTAAGTCAATAATGTTCGGAACCCCTGATTGGTTATCCATTTCTGCCACTGCACTCCAACCATACGGGAAATTTGCAACA